TGCCATCTCTGCGAAAGCATTGTTGGTGGCATCGCCCAGAGCTTCAGCTGCTGCAGTTGTCATACCGGCGCCTGTTGTATATGAAGAAGTATCTTCAAGTACATCAGAGCTTGCATGAGTTCCATCACCAGCAAAAGCAGTATCGGCTTCGTTGAATAGTGCCTCATCACCAGTCTGTGACTGATAGTGGGACTTCATAGCAAAGATAAGTCCGGTAGGACCTGACATTGGCTGAACGCCGCAGATATCATAAGCAATCAAATTAGGCATCGCACGCCTAATTAATGAAATGAGGATTGGGTCCCATGTATCAATATTACCCGCTCCGGCGGTCGAGGACGAAGCCCCCATTGCGTTGGTTGGTGCGGCCTCTGATAAGAAAGACTTATCTTCCTGCATGGACCGCTCTTGGTTTTCTAAAATTACAGTTGTGACTGCACGTTTGTAAGCATCCTTAATCTCTGGGAGATCAGGATGTTCTAATACTGGCTGCCATTTTTCCTGTAGGTGTTCTGTGTTGAACATTTTGGAATATCTCCTTAGTATTTTATATTATTTATAAAATTTATTATTTCTGCATTCTCTTTTCACTACTAGAGATTGCAGACATATAAGCAGCCATGGTTCGACTTACATCACCTTGCTCATCATAAACTGGTGCTGCCTCAATTTCATCTTCCTTAACGGAACGTGCGAAATACGATTCTTTGATAGTTTCCAACTTCTTACGGTAATCATCATTATTTTCGTAATCAACATTTTCTGCAAGTCCAACAAATTTTTCTACTTCCGTATCCGCTAGGCCGGAAGCCACATCAACTAGAATTTCATTCTTCTCTAACTCGCCAACTCTCTTTGTGAGTTCTATATTATTCTCGGTCTGCTCATTCAGCCTGGCTTCCATTTCGTCAGCCTGCTTCGCGGCAGCATCAAGAATATCATATTTCTCATCAGGAACAGTAATATTATGTTCCGTAAAGAGGGCATGGAGCCCCGTGATGAAATTCTCTGTGATTTCTGTTTTTAACTTCTGCCCAATAGCTACTTCATTCTGCTTCATCCACTCTTCCACAACATATCCAAGGTAATCATTTACCTTTTCATTTGATTCTTCAGTTGATTTAGTAATTTCTTCAGTTAGCTTCTCAGCATATTCTTCGTCTAGACGCTCAATTTCCTGTTTAATTTTTTGCTTAACAGCGGCCTCAAAAATTATGGCAGCTTTAGACTTAAATTCCTCAGAAAGTTCTTCACCTTCGATTAGTGCTTCAACATCTTCCTTTACAGAAATTTGTTTAATGCGCTCTTCAATGTCCTTCTTCTGAGCTTCTAGTTCTTCTAATTCTTTATCAGATTTAGCTTCTTCAATTTCAGCATCCGTCTTAATGGCCTCTCCGATTCTCTCATATACACCTTTGAGATCGGCCGATTTCATCTGTGAAAGACTTTCCATCTTCTTCGCCAAATCTTCAAGCATTTTTGCCTTGGTCATCCGGGCTTCCTCTAATTGCTCTCCGTTGTGGTCAACTTCATCTCCGGCGGCTAATTTCACCTTTTCACCCGGAGCTGCTGTACTTGAACTGCCTTGAGAAACTTTAGGCTCTGCTTTAGCACCTTTAGACTGTACATCATTAGCCTTTTTGGCTTTATCAGCAGCTTTACCAGCTCCAGAATCTTTATCTTCAGGAGATGTTACTGCATCACCTAAATCTTCAGAATCATCTTTAAGCTCTGACTTATCACCACCACCTGACTTTAAAGGTGTAGCTTTACCAGATGGTGCTTTCATCTTAGCAACACCTCCAACTTCTTCAGCTTCTTCCAAAGCTTCTATACCTTTTTCCATATCAGCAAGTTCTTCTTCAGTAAGTTCAGCATTTAGAAGTTCTTCCAGCTCTTGGTCCAAATTGTTATCTGTCATTATGGATAGACTCCTATATTCGTTTTTTATTATTTATAAAAATTACAATTTTGAGATGAAATCTTCAAATGCTTTAATCGAAACTTTATGACGATGCACACGATTCTTTTCAATTTCTCTTTTATAATTTTCAATATCAACTTCTTTAACGATACCATTGTCCCAAACCCACTCTTTCCCTTCCATAATACCTTCAACAAATGCATTTGGAGCAGAAGGATCTGCTACGATATCAGCCGCAGTAGCAAGATAAAAATCATTTCTTACATACTGAGCACCCTTCTTAGGTTCTAATGAACCCATACCTCTAGAAGAAACGCCCAGCTGGGCACCTTCATCTATAAGATTTTTTACAATCTTTCCATACGGAGTATCCATAATCTTGGCCTCACCGACGAAATTCTTTCCATCTGGATAAAGGTCAGTAATCATGTGTGATACTCTTTCTAGATTAACTGTTGGGCCATCTGGATGTCCTAACTCTCCAAATGCCCTCTTTTTTTGAATAAACTCTTTATTATATCTCTTAACCTCTTTTTCCAAAATAGGCATAGGATATACACGACCATTACGATTCTTTACTTCCGCTTGTAAAAAGACACCGCGGATTTTATAATCCTTGCCACCTTCTTTAGCTTCTGTAATATATTCTATTTCATCAATATGTTCGGATATGAGTTTCATTATTCTTCCTCTGTTGCTGGCTCCTCTGCTGAAACTGCAGTATCTCCTCCACCATATTTGGCAAATAGATCGGCCGCCATTTCTTGTCGCTTAGCATCTAATGCAAGTTCCTGTCTTGTTTTCATAATTTGATCGAAACTATCTGTTGCTGCTACGGTGTTACCGCCTGCTATTGCATCAACTATATTTTTTATGTTATCATTATTTTCCATTATTTATCTCACTATTTATATAAATGGATCTTCTCCATCATCCTGACCGCCTGATTCTTTCTCAGCAGCCATTTGAGCATCCATTTCTTCTATTTCTTTCTGACTTTGCCTAAGGAGATTTTTACGGACCCATTCTTGCGAAACATATTTACCAATATAATCCTGAATGCGATCTACTTGATCCATACGATCAGCAAAAATCTCTGAATCTTTTAGCTCTGAGAAATGATTATCTTGTAAAAAGTCATATGTAATATTTTCTTTAATATTTTCCCAATCTTCAGGAGTAATAATACCTTTAAGAATTAATTGAGTTTTTAATAAGTCTTGGAATAAATCTGTAAATTTCTTCCTTAACTTAGCAACAAACTTTGTAAACTTAACCTCATCTCTAGTAATCTCTGTTGCACGACCTAGATTAAAACCAGAATCACTTTCTAAGCGCGAAAGAGGAATATTAAGCGATCTATAAAGCTTATTTTGAAAATATTTTATATCTTCTAATTCTCCAAGATTCTGTCCACCTGGTAGAGTAGTAATCTCAGTACCACGGCCACCTTCGCGACGAGGTAACCAAAAATCTTCCAACATAGACATCTTACTTCGGTCATCTCTAACTTCACCTGAATTAGCATCGTAAACTAGTTTATTACGATACCGATTCATAATATCTTTTAAATATTGCTCAGCTTTTTGTTTGGGAAGATTACCAACATCTATATAAAAAATTCGACGTTCTGGTGCTCGACTAATACGATAGATAACTATCGCATCTTCAATCATTCTTAATTGATTAACGGGTTTAATTGCTTTGTGAAGATATGAATATACTTGATTAGTAGTTGGTTCATATAATCCAGATGTAATATAACTAACAGAATCTACTGCTATCCTTACTCCGGTCAATGCTCCAGAACCTCTACCTAGAAATGCTGGATATATACCATCTTCATTAAAAACAAAATATTCAAAAACCCGCTTTACTACATCAGCTCCATCTTTAACCTTACCAGGTTCTATTTCACGGACCTTTTTAATACATTTAGGATCTATATAACGAATCTCAACAATACCCTGTTTAGTATTTGACTCCTCTACCATCTTATGAAAATATACACGACCATCTACATACCATCGTTTAAAAATTTCACTACCTTTACTATTCCATTGAAGAAGTTTTAGTAAATGGGTGAATTCTCCATAGATTTTTTTCTTAATAGGGTCTGATAGATTAACAAAATCTAAAGATAAAGATACGGAAGGTTCGTCTTGATTAGCGACGATAGCCTCATTAATAATATCTTCAATAGCTTGATCTGTCTCCGGATGTTCTGCCGCCTGCCTGTATTTTTTGATTAAATCAAAATCGTGTTTAGGAGTTTGTTCAGTACCGTAGTATTGACTAAAAAAGCCTGATGCTGAACCAATCTCTACTGTACCGTCATCGGAAGAAGGAGGAACAAAACTTTGAGCTTTGTTCTCCTTCGACCTTTGAACGGTAAAACCAAATATTTCTGCCATAGTATAACTATTTATATCACAAAGAAATCAATTATTAAATTAAAATAATCATTTCGACTCTACTTGAGTACCCTCAGCTATTAGTCCCAGGGGTTCCGATACCTTCACCCGATGTTCCGTCTCCTATGGTCATATAATTGTATCGGAAAGTTACACCAAATTCCATTATTACGTCATTGGTTTCAAATCCAAATTCCATTGCATCTACTGAAGTGGGCCAAACATCATACAGCTTATAAGTTCGTAAAGGTCTATCATTACGATCCTGTTGATGTATGAGAGCATCTGCATAATACGTTGAAGGTTGTTCACCAGCTAGAGTTCGACTTGTGCTTGAACCAATATCATGTAGATATGATTGCCACTCCTCAAAGGCTGTACGCATCACTAGATCACGATCACTAAACACAGTAATTGTCCAGTTATCATATGTCCTTTCACCAGATACATAAATCTTTTTGCCGCGATATGGAACTTCAACTTCA